CGACATCGAGAAGGAAAAGGCAGAGCATGGCACTTAGCACCTACGCTGAACTGAAAGCCTCGGTCGCCGACTGGCTCAACCGTAGCGATCTCACGTCTGCCATCACCGACTTTGTCTCTCTTGCGGAATCCCAGATGGAGCGCGATCTGCGCACCAGGCAGATGATTGTCAGGGCCAATGCCACTGTAAACACCGAGTACAGCGCACTGCCTGATGACTACCTAGAGGCTAAATCGTTCAAGCTGACCGGTACGAACCCCATTACCCCGCTGGTATTCCAAAGCATCAACGCACTGGATGACTTGCAAGTCAGCTACAGCGCCAGCGGACAGCCTAAGTACTTTTGCGTGATTGGTGGACAGATTCGCGTCCTGCCGACACCTGACACGTCCTACGTTTCTGAGTTGATCTACTACGCGAAACTCACCAAGCTATCCACGTCGAACACCACCAACTGGCTGCTGACCATGTCGCCCGATGTTTACCTTTACGGTTCGTTGCTACAGGCCGCGCCGTACCTACAGGATGATGCGAGAATCCAGGTATGGGCTGGGCTGTATCAGAAGGGCATCGACGCACTCAACCTGGCTGACGAGCGCGGCTCCATGACGGGCGGCGCTTTGATGGCAAGAGCAAGGACATTCGGATGATAGTGACCACGACAAAGGGTGAGATGGATGACTCGCTGCTGGAGAAGCGCGAGGGTTCAGACGAGACTGACAACGAAACAATTTCGTTCACCGAATACTGGTTAAATGGTGAAATGGTGCATCGGTCTGTCCATGTTGTGCTGAAGCGCAATGTGTTCAGCGAGGGCATAACTCAAATGATTGGATAAGACATGGCTAACACGCAAGCAATGTGTACATCGTTCAAGGTTGACTTGCTCAACGCTGTTCACGCATTTAATGGGACCGGAGTGCCAGCGCATACCGCATCCACCGCCGACACTTTCAAGGCGGCTCTGTACCTGGCAAGCGCCACCGTGAATGCCTCCACAACCGCCTACAGCAGCACCAACGAGGTATCCGGTACTGGCTATACCGCTGGAGGCGTAACGGTCACTTTTGGCACTGCACCGTCATCCACAAGCACCACGGCGTTTATCACGCCCAGCGCGTCCATCAGTTTCAGCAACGTCACGCTATCCACAGCATTTGACGCGGTCCTGATTTACAACTCGACCCAGAGCAACAAGGCGGTGAGCGTCCACACATTTGGATCGCAGACTGTTACCGCCGGTACGTTCACTCTGACTATGCCAACCAACGACTCCAGCACCGGCCTGATCCGGCTGGCGTAACTGAAGGAGCAGCGCCGTGGCTGCATACGGTACAGGCTACTACGGCATTGGTGTCTATGGAATAGGCAATGTTGTCATCTCTGGCAACGAGTCTTCTCTTGCCATTGGGACACTGCTGGCTGATGTTTCAATCCAAGAGGATGGGACGATTGGAACCGGCAATGTCGGAACTGTAGGCATAACGTACTCAGTCGCCATTACCGGCAACGCATCCACGGCATCCATTGGCACTGTAGCGCCAAGCACTACGGCGGCAGTTACAGGGAACGCTGCGACCCTGTCGGTTGGCAGCGTCACTCAGAGCGCGGCCATAGATGTAGCCGGTAACAGTACAACACTTTCACCAGGCACTGTCACCAATAGTTCAACGCTGGCCGTAACTGGCAATGCGTCCACCGGATCGGTTGGAACTGTACTCGCCGAAGTCATATCGTTCCAGGCCATCACCGGAGTCAGCGGAACGGGATCAGTTGGCACTGTTTCAAATGTCACATCAATTGAGATAATTGGGAACGGCGCAACTGGTGCGGTTGGGACAGTGATTGGATTCGGATGGGGCGCGATACCTGACACCTCCGAATCCTGGGGTGCGATACCCGATACATCAGAGACGTGGACGGCCATTGCCAACACGTCCGAGACCTGGACGCCGGTATCTGACACCAGTGAAACATGGGCAGATATATCCGATAATGCAACAACGTGGCAAGAAGCCGCATAGAGGTACATCATGGCTGATACGACAACGACAAACCTACTTCTTACCAAGCCCGAGGTTGGGGCATCCACCGATACCTGGGGCACAAAGATCAACACCGACCTAGACTCGGTTGACGCGGTGTTTGCTGCGGCTGGTAATGGAACCAGCGTCGGTCTGAATGTGGGAGCCGGTAAGACGTTGGCGGTGGCCGGTACGCTGATTGTTACCGGTGCGGCCAGTACGATTGATGCAACGGCCATTGGCGCAACAACACCAGACACCGGTGCATTTACCACTCTGTCGGCTACAGGCGTGACAACTGTACAGGCTGGAACAGCGGCATTGCCTGCCATCACAACATCAGGCGACACCAACACCGGCATCTTCTTCCCCGCTGCTGACACCATTGCTTTTACTGAAGGCGGTGCGGAGGATGCGTATCGACTCCGGCGGCAGATTGCTTGTTAATAAAACTTCAAATAACGGCACATCCTTAATGCAACTGACTTCTCCTGCATCTACAGATATTATTCTTGCTCAAATAGGAACTAATGGCGGCAGTGCTATTGCTTTTTTAAACGAAGGAGGTGCGGCGCAAGTTGGTAATATTGTAGTTAATCTAAGTTCTACCGCCTACAACACCTCCTCAGACTACCGCTTAAAAGAAGCAATTGCTCCTATGACCGGAGCGTTGGCTAAAGTTGCGTTACTCAAACCCGTCACTTACAAATGGAAAATTAACGGCTCAGATGGCGAAGGATTTATTGCCCACGAACTGGCAGAAGTATGCCCTCATGCTGTAAGCGGCGCTAAAGATGCAGTAGACGCTGATGGCAATCCACGCTACCAAGGCATTGACGTATCGTTCCTAGTTGCAACCCTGACCGCCGCCATTCAAGAACAGCAAGCCCTCATCACTTCCCTGACCGCCCGTATCGCCGCATTGGAGGCATAAATGGAATTCCAGTCATTATTCAACTTCATCGGTGGCGCTATCCTGGTCGCTGTTGGATGGTGGTGCAAAGAAATATGGAATTCTGTGAAGTCTCTAAAAGAGGACATCCAGGCAATTGAGGTTGACTTGCCAAAAAACTACGTTACCAAGAAAGACATCGAGAATCGGTTCGACAGGATTGACGCAACCCTAGAACGATTGTTCGATAGACTTGACGCCAAGGCCGACAAGTGATTGACCAGACTGTCTCAGCGGAAAGTCCATGGCCTGGCACTGAGACAAAGACGGTTTTGGTTTGTCGTATTCCTAAACGAGAAGAGGACAAGACGATGGGCGCTAACGAATTCACTGACAAAGATGGACGCATTTGCAGATGGGTGGTGGTGAACAAGAAATGATAGACCCCTTCACCGCATTCGCTATGGCACAAGCCGCTGTAGCTGGAATAAAAAAGCAGTTGCCCTTGGTAAGGACATCCACAGCCTCTATAAAGAATTCAGCAGTTTCTACCAAGCGGCAGATACGGTTCATGTAGCAAGCAGCAAGGCGCGGATTGCTTCAATTGGTAAGACAGATGCACAGATTGGTTCTCAAGCTCTTCAGATTGCACTAGCATCCAAGGCGCTTCGGGAACACGAAAAGGAACTGAAGGACATACTTTTTTATTCAGGCAATGCTCCGGTCTGGGAAGAGATGATGTCAGAGCGAACTAGGCTGACAAAGGAACGCAACACGCTGGAGCGAGAAGAAGCAGAACGCAAGCAAAAGGAAAAAGAGATGAAGGTTGCAATCATTATGAACACACTCTGGATTTCTGGTGCATCTGCTATCGTTGTTCCGTTGGTGAGTGTCGCATTTCACGTTATTACTAATAGGGGTTTTTGATGATTCCAATTATCGGTGCATTGTTGGGTACGTTGGCTGAAAATGGCCTGACGCTGCTGTCCAGTGCCATCCAAGCCAAGGGCAAAGAAGTGGTTGAGAACACTCTCGGCGTGAAGATCCCTGATGACCCTACACCAGCTGACGTTGAGAAACTGCGGCAACTCCAATACGAACATGAAGAGCGTTTGCTTGAACTTGGCATTGAGAAAGCCAAGCTGGAGATGGCTGAACTGGAACTGCTGGCAAAAGCGGCACAAGCCGATGCCAACAACATCACAGACCGCTGGAAGGCGGATATGTCTAGCGACTCATGGCTGTCAAAGAACATCCGGCCAATGTCGCTAATTGCTATCTTCTGCGGCTATTTCCTGTTTGCCATGATGTCGGCATACGGCTACAACGCCAATGAGTCCTATGTGACCCTGCTGGGTAACTGGGGGATGCTGATTATGGGTGCGTACTTTGGTGGACGTACCGTTGAGAAGCTGGCTGAGATGCGGAGTGGAAAATGAGCATCTTCATCCCCGTACTCTACATCTGTATGAACGGACACTGCGAGTTCTTCCAGCAGCTTGCGCACTACACCGACAAGCAGCAGTGCATGGTGGTGGTGATGGAGAAGAAGCAGGAATTTATCAAGATGGGCGCAACGGTAGACGCAACGTGCATTGACCTAGTTGTCCAAAAAAGGGGTTTGTATGAGTCTTAGTCGAGAACAAGCGGCTTTCCTGCTGGATTTCTGCAAGCTGGTGCAGTACGCCACAGACACAGGTTTCATGGTCACTGGAGGCGAGTTAGCGCGT